TGGAAGGCCCAGCGCCTGCAGCTTCAGGGCGTGGTCGGCGCGCTGGTTCGGGGTGTCAGTGCGGCGCTCGGCGAACTCCACGCTGAACTCGTAGGCGTCCGGGTTGCGGCCGCGCAGCAGCAGGTGCAGGCGGAAACCCTGCTGGTAGGTCCAGGCGGTGTTGTCCTGCAGCGCGTCGAGCTCGTCGAAGAAGTCGTTCTTCAGGTCGGCCAGCACGTCGCGGGCCAGCCCCTTGGTGTAGCCGAACAAGCCCTTCGGCGCGGGCGCGCCGGCAAAGAACGTGTCCAGCAGCATGTCCACGTCGGCGATCTGGTCCAGGTTGGCGTCGCCCTGCAGCGCGGTCACCGTGCCCTTGCGGTTCATGAAGTAGTCGCGGAAGTTGCCGGCGGCCTGGTCGCGCTCCACCTCCAGCTTGTAGTTGGCCAGATCTTCCGCGGCGGCGCCTTCCATCACATGCGACATGCGCAGCGGGGCGCGCATGCGGCGACGTATCACCAGGTCTTCCTCGGTGCTGGTCAGCTTCTTCCACACCGCGCGGGTGGCATCGAGGTAGGGGCGGCCCATGCTGCCGAAGTCGTCGTAGTTGTTCGGCGTGAGCCGCGCATGGCTGATCTGCCACAGGGCGAAATGCACCGTGTCCTGCTCGGTGTAGATGTCGCGCTGGGTGAACGCCTTCTCCGGGTGCTCGAAGATGCCGGACTTGCCCACGTTCGGCACCATGGTCTCGGCGGGCATGCGCGCGCAGCTGATCACCTGCGACTGGCCGGCATCGAGCACCCACTGCATGCACAGGTTGCCTTCCATCATCAGGCCGCGGATGTCGCTCTCCAGCTTGTCGCGACGGTCCAGGTGCAGGCGGCGGCAATAGCTGTCGAACTCGGTGGCCAGCCACTTGGGTTGGCCGGGCGCCACCAGCTTGATGCCGCCCTTGGCCGCGGCGCGGCTGGTGCGGCGGTGGATGGACTTCACGCGGCTGTCGAGCTGGTCCATGTTGCGAATGTCCAGGATCACCGCGCGCAGCTCGTAATCCACCCAGAACTGGCGGTACAGGCGCTTCAGCGCATCCTCCGGCGTGCTGCGCCAGCCCTGTTCGCTGCTGCTGCGCGGCACCTCGCCGGTCAGCAACTGCTCGGCCGGCGTGTTGCCGGCGCTGGCGACGCTGGCGGTGGGTTTGCTGCCGAAGAGGCGGTCGATGATGCCCATGGCGATGGCTCCTATGCCGCGTGCGCGAGGAGCTTCTCGCGGCTGTGGCTCGTGGAAAGGATGATGGTGGGCGCGTGCGCGGTGCCGCGCGTGGCCAGCCCCCATACCGCGGCCATGGCGGCGTCGAAGCCGTCGTCGCCCAGTTTCGGGTTGGCCATCTTGTAGCTGCTATAGCTGGTCTTCGTGGGCTTGGCCACGATGTTCGGCAACTGCCGGGCGAACGCGCGCAGGTCGGCGGTTTCGCGGCAGGCCATGTCCTGGTCGTCGAAGTACGGCAGCACCGCGGCGTCGTTGTGGAACACCGTGCGCAGCGCGTGCGCCATCTGGTGCTTGGTCATGCCCTCGAAGCGCATCGGGCTGAACGCCCACTCCGGCCAGGTGCTGGCGGTGCTCTCGCCGTCGCCAATGGCGCGGCGGTCGATGTCGGTCAGGCCCTCGCGGAACAGCTCGTCGTTCAGCGCGGTGAGCATACCCACGCCGAAGGCGTCGCCGATGGCGTAGTCCGGGCGGAAGTACCGCCAGAACGCCACCAGGTCCTTCTGCACCTCCGGCTCACCGGTACCGGCCGGCCAGAACTTCACGAACGGGAAGAAGATGAAGTTGCCGATCTGCTCGGCCACCACCAGCGCATGCTTCGAGCTGGCCGGGTTCTCGCCGTGGCCGGCGGCGTCGTAGCCGAAGCTGAGCACGCCGCGGCGCGGGTACTTCGCGCCGGGGAACGGCTCGGCCAGCTCCAGCCCGCTGCGCAGGCCAAGCTGCATGGCCGCGCGCACCTTGTTCTCCCAGATCAGGTTGCGGCTGCTGATGTTCTTGCACAGCAGCTGGCGGATGTATTCGTCGGGATCCAGCTCGGCCCGCATCTGCTCCATGAACTTGGCGTTGAGGATGCCCAGCTCGATGCCAAGGTGCACGTCCACCGTGGGCAGCACGTGGTACTGCTCGCCGGCGATCATCTCGCTCAGCGTGTCGGCGCCCTTGAACACGCCGGTGATGCGGATCTCCGGCGTGTTCTCGCTGTCGGTGCTGGCGCCAAGGCGGCGCGTGGAGCCCATCATCAGCAGGAAGCGACCGTACAGCCGGTCGCGCGGCATGTCGTCCACCTCTTCCAGGCTGGCCATGGTGAGGTCGCCGCCGTCGACGTTCGCCATGATGCCGTAGGCACGCGCCATCGATCGGTTGGCGTACTGGAAGTAGGTGTCGGCCATCTGCTGGCGGCCGCTGCGGTAGTTCAGCCAGGCGGTGAGGATGGGGCTGCGGCGGATCGCATCCAGGTGATAGTTCAGGTTCACCAGCGACTGCGCCTCACGCGGCGCCACGATGCCAAGCTCCTGGTCCGCCTTGGTGGCCAGCTTCATGTTGTTGTACATCTCCTTCACCGCCGTCTTTCCAGTGCGGCGGCTGCTGAAGTCGATGGTGTTGGGGTGCCGGTCCATCTCGATGCACTTGAGCACCTGCATCGGGTCCAGCGTCACGTTGTGCACGTGCTTGTGCCACAGCGCATGGTCATGGGCGTAACGCATCACCTCGCGCTCGGCCACGCTTTGCAACCGGTAGCGCTCGGCGCGGGAGATCCGCTCAGCCATTTTCGCCAGCCTGCTGCTTGTGCTCGATCAGCACCGGGTCGCGCACGGTGTTCTCGCGGCTGCGGGCGATCAGGTTGCTGAGGTCTTCCAGCGCCAGCGTGGTGCGCTTCTGGTACTCCAGCTGGCTCTCCTGCCGCTGCTGCTGGCCGGCCAGGTAGCCCACGGCATCCTCGGTGGCCTCCTTCGCCTTCGGCGTCATGCCCATGTCGCTCAGCGACAGGCCGATCTTCGCCACCCACTCGCCGATGCGCTTCAGCATCGGGTGCTCGGTCAGCACCATAATGGTTTCGCGCTCATGCGGAAGCAGCTTTCCGCTGTCATCGTCGCGACCACCTATCTGAGCCACATGGAAGCCGCCATCCTTGTCGTAGTACCAGGCTGGCGTCCTGATCGTGCTGCCGTCGCGGATCACGTCCAGGATCATCAGGTTGACGATGCTGCGCAGGTTGGCGTGCAGGTCCGCGTTCAGGTCGTTCAGCAGCTTCGGGTCGCCGGCGGTGAACGCCAGATGGTGGGCGAAGTACAGGTCGACGCGCTTCTGGCAAGCCGTGGCGGTGAAGCAGCTGCTGAAGTATTCGCAGCCATCGCAGTCCGGGTATTTGCCCGGCCGCGCCGGCCAGTACGTGGCGGTGCGGGCGTTCAGCCCGTGCTTCAGGCCGTTGAAGCGCGTGCGTCGAGCCTCTTCCGGGGTGGGGTGGCCTTCCAGGTTCTTCGCCGTGCTGGCCAGCCCCTCGGCGGTCTTCGGCCCGGTGGCGTGTGCCCAGGCCTTCAGCAGGCCGCGCTGCTGGCGTTCCTGCTCGCACTCCCGGCCACACTCGGGGCAGGTGCCCACGTAGCGCCAAGGATGCCATTCGTCTTCCGGCGCATCCTCCACGCGGACGGGCTTGGCCTCGAAGCGGTAGTCGCAGTCGAGGCAGTGGAACCGGACATCATCGAGGCGTGGCCGCAGCTTTCCCATGCTGCATGACCGTGTGCGGGCTGGCGCCGCGGGTCAACGGGAAAGCGTGCGGGTGGTGTTCCAGCCGCGGGGCGAACCGGCGGCGCCGGGTGGCCGAATGCAGCCACGGGAACCTCTGGTGCAATGACTGCCGCAGCCGGAAGCTGCTGGCATGGCGCAGGTGGCCGGCATAGCTGGCCAGCGTGGACTGGACGCACCGAAGTTCGGCCGGCGTAGCCCGGATGAAACCGGCGCCGACGTGCCGTTGCTCCCAGCTAGCCAACGCCGATCGCAGGTGGACGGCAACGCGGCGGCGAACCAGCGTATGGGTGGGCCGCACCACGTAGCCGAGGAAGTCGATGCCATCGGCCAGCGGGCGCAGGCGGATGTCGTCCTTCAGCACCAGGTGCAGCTCGCGCTGAAGGAAGTCGGCGATCCTGCGCTGCCAGTCGGCCAGCACCGCACGGTCGTGGTGGACCAGCACGAAGTCGTCGACGTAGCGCACGTACCGCTTCGCGCGCAGGACGTGCTTCACGAACTGGTCCAGGCGATCGAGGTAGATGTTGGCGAACAGCTGCGAGCTGAGGTTGCCGATCGGCAGCCCGCAGCCCGGGGCAGCGTTGGCCAACCGTTTGTGTGCCGGCACCAGGGCGAACTCCGCTGGTGTGCCGCGCATCTTCACCCCGGCGGCCAGCGGCGGCCGGCGCAGCAGTGCATGGGTGGCGCGCTGCATGGGCAGCGGCACTGCATGCCGTTCCAGCACCGGCTTCAGGATGCGCCACAGCGTGGGCCGGTGGATCGAGTTGAAGAAGTTGCGGATATCGAGCTGCAGGTAGTAGCCGCCGCCCTGGCCGCTGTGCACCTGGCGGACGAACTGCTGCACGCGCCGCACGGCCGCATGGCTGCCCTTGCCGCGGCGGTTGGCATAGCTGTCGGCGATGAACCGCGGCTCCCAGATGGTTTCCAGGCGCGGAACCAGCCAGTGGTGTACCACGCGGTCGGCGAAGTCCGGCGCGTGGATCTCGCGCGCCTTGGGCCGCGTGGCCACGAAGCACACGCTGGGCCGTGGCCGCCACGTGCCGGCCTGCAACTCGCGCTGCAGCTGCAGCAGACCATCCGTCCAGCGGGCATCGAACGCGAGCTGGTTGCGGCTCGGCTGCTTTCCCCGGCGCGCCATGCGCCAGGCGTCATGGAGCGCGCGAAGCGAAACTGCCCCGGCGCCCGCCCCCTGATACTCACCGGCCGACACGACACGCACCGCCCGCACGCAGGCCTTGTTGTTGCGG